GGTGGAGGTGGGAGACGAGTTATGGTTGTGGTTGTAGTAAATTGATTTATTGTTCCTGAAGTAGAATAATTAGCATCTCCACTGGTTATACTTGCTTCATCTCCTGGTATTGCAGTAGCATTATTTACATCTGAAGTTAATCTAAATGTGTTTAATCCATTATTAAATCTTAAAGGTGGTGGTGGAGAAACTGTTGGATCTCTAAAGAAGAATGATCCATATAAAGCTCCATGTGAATCTGGTATTAATCTTACATTTGATATTGTTGCTATAGCACCACTACTTCCACCAACAAGTCTCATTCCAGTTGCAACTCTACCAAAGAAAGAACCTTGAGCATCTTCTGTTAAAGATGCAATATCTACATTTAAAACTGTAGAAGATTCGGTATAAGCAGTTCCTAATGTTAATGAGGTGTCATATGGATTACTTGGGAATACTGAAGTAGGTGCAGTATATGTTCCCGTTTTATGATTTGGTTGAGCAGTTCTAAATGAAATTAATTGTGCACCTTGTCCTATTGAACCTGTTATAGTTTCACCAATACTAAATGTTCCAGACACCATAGTAATTTCAATTAATTTTGGAATTATATCAATACCACTTCTCCCTTCAAAGAATGGATAGTGTCTAACACCAGGTGTCAATGAATATGCAGAGAATCCAACATTCCTCGATCTAATAAATTCTATTGGAATTGATCCAGTTTGTACTCTATCAACCACTGTTCCTGCATTATCTCCAACACGAGTAAATGTTCCACCATCAATTTCCACATCTCTTGTCCAGTTGTCTTGTGAAGGATTCAACAATACCTGACCAATACGAACAACAACTTCATATGGGTTAACATTTTCAACTCTACTTGCCTGAGGGTTACCAATATCAGATTTTACCTCAGTATATGCTAAAGTAATTAAATCTCCAGTTTTTTGAACATTAGAATCTAATAAAGGTAAATTCTGTGAAAAATCGGCAGAAAATAACTGAACAGTATCAGCTACACCTAATTGTGGTTTTACTGAATATAAATTAACAGGAACAACCATTTCTTGATTGATTGTATCAACATTAACAGTATTATCTTGATTTTGCAAATCAAGACGTTGATTATCCTTAAAGTCATCTACAAAGAATCCAGATTTAAAT